GACCGCTAAAATGGCGAACTCGTTTAGTAAAGAAGAGCGCGTAGCGTTCGAGAACATCCTCGAGGGCTTCAACGACGCTTTGGTCATGTCGCGCAACGTGTCGGTTTACAACACCGACGGCTCGATGATGGAACGCACCAACGACGTGATCTGGCGTCCGCAGCCCTACATTGCGACCTCGATCAACGGCGCACCGCGCACCGACATCTCGACCAGCTTTGTTGACTTCACCCAGCTTGCTGTCCCGGCAACGCTCGGCTTCAACAAAACTGTGCCGTTTGCTCTGGACGCTCTGGAACTGCGCGACCAGCTTCAGGAAGGCCGCCTTGGTGACTCCGCAAAGCAGAAACTTGCTTCGGACATCAACGTCGCCATCATGAACGTGGCTGCTGCTCAGTCCACCCTCGTCGTAACCCGCTCCGCATCTGCCGGCGGCTACTCGGACGTGGCTGAATGCGACGCTGTGTTCAACGAGCAGGGCGTGCAGATGTTCGACCGTTATCTGGCGCTGTCTTCGCGCTCGTATAACGGCATGGCGTCGGATCTCGCTGGCCGTCAGACCATGACGGGCAAGCCGACCACCGCCTATGAGCGTTCGTTCGTCGGTGAAGTCGCTGGCTTCCAAACCTACAAGATGGACTATGCCAACCGCATCCTGGGGAACACCACCCCGGTCGGTGACATCACCATCAACGGTGCGAACCAGTACTACACCCCGCGTGCGACCTCGACCGCAGGAACGGGTGAAACCAACAACGTGGATAACCGCTACCAGTCGCTCAACATCACGTTGGCTGCCGGCGCTGTTGTGCGTGTTGGTGACTGCTTCAAGTTGGCAAGCGTCAACGCGTTGCACCACATCACCAAGGGCGACACTGGCCAGGCCAAGACGTTCCGCATCATCTCGATCACCTCGGGTGGCGGCACTGCCGGCAACAACACCGTTGTCATCTCTCCGCCGATCATCTCGGCTCAGGGCGGCACCGATGCTGAACTGCAGTACAAGAACGTCTCGGCCACCCCGGCCAACGGTTCGACCGTCACCATCCTGAACGTGGACGCTGCCGACATCAACGTGTTCTGGCAGAAAGACGCTCTGGAAATCCTGCCGGGCCGTTACGCAATCCCGACCAACGCTGGCGTTGACGTGATGCGTGGCACCACCGACCAGGGCATCGAACTGGTGATGCAGAAGTTCTACGACATCAACACCGCCATCACGAAGTATCGTATGGACACGTTCTTCGGTGTTGTGAACAAGCAGCCTGAAATGTCGGGCATCATGCTGTTTAATCAGGTTCCCTGATCTGATAGCATCGGGGGCGGGGAAACTCGCCCCCTTTCACCTTTGACAATGGGATAGCACCATGCCTCTGACAAAAGGTTACAGCCGCAAATCCATCGGCAAGAATATCGCGATGGAAGAGAAATCGGGCAAGCCGCGCAAGCAGGCCATCGCCATTGCGCTGAACACCGCGCGCACCGCCGCTATGAAAGCAGGCAAGCCGTCCAAAGCACCGAAAGGCAAGAGCAAATGACCACCATGCTCTACAAGTCGCCCGGCCCGTTCAAGCGCAGCGCAAGCGAGACGTTTGACCAGTGCATCGTGGACGACGACGAGATCGAGGCCACCATCAAGGCTGGCTGGCATTACACCGTGCGCGAGGCTATCGCAGCCGCCAGCGGTGTTTCGCAAGATCCTGAACCCGAGGCCGAGGCCAAGCCGAAGCGTGGCCGCACGCGCAAATCTGAGGCTGAGTGATGGCATACACCAAGCGCGACATCGTGAACCGGGCGTTCGAGGAGATCGGCCTTGCGGCCTATGTCTACGATCTGGCCCCGCAGCAGCTTGAGGGCGCTCTGCAGCGCCTTGATGCGATGATGGCAACGTGGAACGGCAAGGGCATCCGCCTGCGCTATCCTCTGCCGTCCTCGACGGCTGCCAGCGATCTGAACCAAGACATCGGCGTTCCCGATGATGCGCTTGAAGCCATGCACCTCAATCTGGCAGTTCGCATCGCGCCGGGCTATGGTAAGACCGTATCGCCCGACACGAAGGCCAACGCGCAGCTTGCCTATAAGGCCCTGTTGTCTCGCTCAACCTTCCCGACCGAAATGCAGCTTGGCAATATGACGATCCCGAGCGGCCAGGGCAACAAGGGCTGGCGCTACTACAACGACGCATTCCTGCGTCAACCGATTGACCCGCTGACGGTTGGCCCGGACAGCGCATTGACATGGGAATGACGCAATGACCAACATCAACCAGCTTTCTTCGCTCGACACGATCCAGCTTGGCGATCTCCTTGCCGTCTGGTCTACGAATAACGGCGACACGCGCAAGGCATCGATGAGCCTGCTGCTGTCGTTCATGCAGGCCAACCTGACGCTGCCGGGATCGCTGACGACGCAGTACGCGGCACCGAGCGCCACAGGGTTCTCGGTCACTGTCGCTCTTGGCGACACCTGGCTGCTGCTGACGCCCACGGCGACCTTCGCGGCTGGCACCATCGTGCTGCCGACATCCGCCGCCGACAAGTCAGAGGTGAGCGTCAACTGCACGCAGATCGTCACCGCGCTGACCGTCTCCGCAGGTGGCACCACTGTCACCGGCGCACCGACCACTTTGGCCGCTGCCAACGCTTTCTTCACCATGCGATATGATGCGGCAACTAACGCCTGGTACCGGGTGGGCTAATGCAAATACCTCTGCTGAGTGGGATCTTCACGGATAGCACGCCCGATTTTCGGACGGGCTATCCTGTCAACCTTGTGCCTGTGCCGAAATCCACGGGCATCTCGGAGGGCTATCTTCGCCCGGCAGAGGGCATTGTAAAGACCGGCGACGGGCCAGGATCAAACCGTGGCGGCCTGAACTGGAACGGCGTGCTGTACCGCGTGATGGGGACCAAGCTGGTGACTGTCGCGCAGAACGGCACCGTCACTGTGATCGGCGACGTGGGCAGCGGTGGGCGCGTGACGTTCACCTACAGCTTTGACTATCTGGCGGTCACGTCTGGCGGGCGGCTTTACCTCTACAACGGCGCAACTCTGGCGCAGGTGACTGACCCGGATCTCGGCACGGCTCTGACGGTGGTCTGGGTCGATGGCTACTTCATGACGACCGACGGCGAGTTTCTCGTCATCACGGAACTGAATAATCCCTTCGCCGTCGATCCGCTGAAGTATGGATCATCTGAAGCTGACCCTGACCCGGTGAAGGCACTGCTGAAGCTGCGCAACGAGATCTACGCGCTGAACCGCCACACCATCGAGGTGTTCGACAACACCGGAACGGCGGGCTTCCCGTTCCAGCGCATCCCCGGCGCGCAGATGCAGAAAGGTACGCTCGGCACGCATACCTGCTGCGTCTTCGGCGAGGCCATCGCCTTCATGGGCAGCGGCACCAACGAGAACATCTCAATCTACATCGGGGCCAACGGCACGGTGTCAAAGATCGCCACGCGCGAGATTGAGGAGATCCTGGCCGGATACACCGAGGCACAGCTTTCCACCTCGTTCATGCAGGAGCGCACCGAGGGTGCGCACCAGTTTCTCGACATCCACCTGCCTGACCAGACCATCGTGTTCGACGCCGCCGGATCTCAGGCTGTCGGGCAGCCTGTCTGGTTCTTCCTGCGCACGTCGGTTGTCGGTCTCGGCCAGTGGGCCGTCTGCGATGCGATCTGGGCCTATGATCGCTGGAACGTCTGCAAGCCCGCTGACACTGACGTTGGCTATCTGGACAAGAGCATCGCCACGCACTGGGGCGAGACCATTGGCTGGGAGTTTGGCACGGCTATCGTTTACAACGAAGGGCGCGGGGCGATCTTCCATGAGATGGAATTGGTCAGCCTGACGGGCCGCGTTCAGCCCGGCGCCGATCCGACCGTGTGGACATCGTATTCGCTTGATGGGCTGACCTACAGCGTTGAGAAGCCGGCGCGCGTGGGCAAGCTGGGCGAATACAACAAGCGGGTGGTCTGGCTTCAGCAGGGTCACATGCGCAACTGGCGTTTGCAGAAGTTCCGTGGCACCAGCGAGGCGCAGCTTGCGATGGCACGGCTGGAGGCGCGGGTAGAACCGCTGGCGTTCTGATGGCAGATCCGACCCCGCTAAACCGCAACCAGATCGCCGCCTTTGTCGGCAATGACCCTGACGCCATTCGGGCGATCGAGCGGCTGTTCAAGGTGGCCGGGCAGTTGACGCCTGCCGACATTGCCACGCTGACGCAGTTGATCGTGGACAACACGCTTGCACTGGGTGCGGCGGACAACAAGGCAGAAGTGGCACTTTCTGAGGCATTTGATGCCAAACGGCACGCCGATCTGATCGCCAAGGGGCCTCTGTCTGACGCACATAATTTCGTGCAGACGGATTATGTTGACTTAAACATCAACAGCCCTGTTTCGCTTTCTAAGCCAGGTCGCGTTTATTGGAACCGCGATGATGGCACGATGGACATGGGCCTTTATGGTGGCAGCGTTCTTCAGGTCGGGCAGGAGCTTCATTTTTATTCCAAGAACACTTCTGGCGCCCTTATCGCAAAGGGGACGCCGGTGATGTTTACCGGCACTGTTGGTTCGTCTGGAAAGCTGACCTTTGGCCTTGCCGTTGCAGATGGCTCGGTCTTGTCAGATTACATGATGGGCGTTACGGACCAAGACATTGCTGACAATGATTTTGGTTATGTCATTAGCTTTGGTCCTTTGCGCGGCTTCAACACGACCGGCACACCGTATGGTGAAACTTGGTCTGACGGTGATTTGCTTTATTTCGACCCAGCCACCGCAGGTGCGTGGACCAATGTGCGACCCGCTGCGCCAAACATTGACGTGCCGGTGGCTGTTGTTGTCAAGGCCGGATCTGGCGGCAGCGGTTCAATCTTCGTGCGCATGAAGATCTGCGAAAGCCTGAACAACCTGCAAGACGTTTACATCAACGGCACAGGCACGCCGCTTGAAGGGCAGATTTTGATTTACGATGCTGCGCAAGCGAGATGGGAAAACAGGGCAAACCCTGTTACATCTACGAATGTGCTGCTTTGGCTGGAGGCTTACTGAATGGCTTTTAACGACATCACGCCGACGAAGTTGGGCCAGGCCGCGATCACCACCGGCGTGACGACGCTTTACACTGTCCCTGCCAGCACGCGCGGCTTTGTGAAAAACCTCGACATCGTGAACACATCGGCTGGCGCCCTGACATATCGCGTGTTCTTGGTGCCATCGGCTGGGACGGCTGGGACGGGCAATGCGCTTTTCTACGACTTCCCAATCAACTCTAAAGAAAACATCCAGTGGACCGGGACGCAAATCCTCAATGCTGGCGACACGATCCGAATTCAAGCATCTGGCACTGGCATCACGATCACTGCCAGCGGCGCAGAAGCTGTCTAACAGGAGGCCGAGATGGCAGTCACACCCAAGGTTCTGATCCCGGCCAAGCAGGCTGAGAACGCACAGACTACGCAATACACCGCCACGGCGGTCAAGGCGATCATCGACAAGTTCACCGTCACCAACACCAGCGCCGGCAACGTCACGCTGTCGGTGAACCTTGTAACGGTCTCTGGATCTGCTGGGGCCAGCAACTTGATCTTGGACACCCGCACCATTGCGCCTGACGAGACCTACACCTGCCCTGAGTTGGTCGGTCAGGTGCTTGAGGCTGGCGGCTTCATCTCGACGCTGGCCAGTGCTGCCACGTCGCTCACCATTCGTTGCTCAGGTCGGGAGATCGCATAATGGACTATGAAGAAATGGAATACGGCCTGCCGAAGATGAAGATCGCCAGCGCAGCCGACAACAAGAAGAACAAGCAGGTGGCGATTGATAGCTGGCAGTTCGGCCCGGCCAACCCGTCGCTTGATCCAAAGGCGAACAAGCCGTTCTGGGCTGGGCTGGCGAAGGCCTGGGACATGAACGAAAAGGAAGCCCGCCGGCGCATGTGCCTCAACTGCGAATACTTCTGCGTTGACCCGATGATGCAGGCCATGATGGAAAGCATCCCGGTGACGGACTATGACGCCTCGGGCGGTGGTCGCGGATACTGCAAGAAGTTTGAGTTTGTCTGTTCCGCCCTGCGCGCCTGTCAGGCGTGGGATGATTGAGGGCTTGGCAAAATGAGGGATTTGCGCGATACTGCCGACGCTGAGACCAACGGCATCCAGCAGCCACACCGCACCGAGGGCTGCGAGTTGCGCGTTCGTTTGGCAGAGAAATCAGACAAGGCCGGGATCATCGAGCAGGCGCGTGCGTTCTTCGCCGCCTCTCCGATGGGCCAGCGCGTTGCATTTGACGCTGAAGGCTTCGACGCATTTCTGGATTATGCCGAGGCATCGGACGCGGCTCAGGTCTGGGTGGCTGACAAAGATGGCGATGTTGTCGGCATCGCTGCCGCTATCGCCTTCCCGCTTTACTTCGCCCCGAGCGTCAAGGTCGCGCAAGAATTGTTCTGGTGGGTTGACCCTTCAGAGCGTGGCAGCACCGCAGGCAAGCAGATGCTGTTTGCGATTGAGGGATGGGCCGAACAGATCGGGGCCAGCCAGCTATTCATGATTGCGCTTGAGAACGAGAAATCAGACACGATGGAGCGGGTCTATTCTCGCAGTGGCTTCTCGCCGATCGAGCGCACTTTCACCAAGGAGATCCGTTATGGCCATTAGCACGGGGCTTGCGCTTCTCGGCGGGACAGTTCTGAGCGGTGTTGCGCAGTCTCGCGCTGCCAGTAAGGCTGCCAGCGCGCAGACAGCATCAGCACAGGCTGGCATTGAGGAGCAGCGCCGACAGTTTGAGGCCGTTCAGGCTCTTTTGGCTCCGTTTGTGCAGGCCGGAACCGGCGCGCTAGCTCAACAGTCTGCGTTGGTCGGCCTGGGAGGCGCTGATGCGCAGACGGCTGCGATCCGCGCGCTGGAGCAAGGGCCTGAGTTTCAGGCGCTCACCAGGCAGGGTGAAGAGGCTATCTTGCAAAGCGCGTCGGCCACTGGCGGCCTTCGTGGCGGCAACATCCAAGCGGCTCTGGCGCAGTTCCGCCCGCAGATCCTGTCTGGCTTAATTGAGCAGCAATACAGCCGCTTGGGCGGCCTTACGACGGCTGGGCAGAATGCAGCGGCTGGCGTTGGAACGGCAGGGATGACGACGGGCGCGAATGTGTCTAACCTTATGGCACAACAGGGCGCGGCGCGTGCTGGCTCTGCGCTGGCTGGTGGCCGCGCGTTTGGAAACGTGCTGGGAGACATTGGCTTGATGCTGGGCCGTGGTGCAGCGTATCAAGGAATGACACCGGCAGGCGGGGGCGCTCCGCTGACATTCGGGCAAGCCATGCTTGGCGGCGCAGGGGGCGCGTTCTAATGGAACCGATCAACTACATGCTCGACATCCAAAGCCCGCTCCAGCAGGCGCTGACCGGCTATGGCTTGGGTCGTCAAGACATTGAGCAGCGCCAGGTGATGCAAGAGCGCGAGCAACTGATGGGCATTCGTGCTGCGGCGGCTGAAGAGCAGCGTGCAGCAGCGGCACAGGCTCGCGCCAAGGCCGACGCCATGCAGGCGCAGCTTGTCGGTCTGCGTGAGCAGGCCCTAAACGGCACCCTTACCATTGACGCGCTGAACCAGTTTTCTCTGGCCAACGCTGAGACATTCGCAGACTTCACGACTGCATTCAAACAGATGGAGGCCGACAAGAGCCGCCCGCAAGTGCAGTTTGCCATCGAAACCGCCATCCCGGCTTTGAGCGGCAATCCTGATCGTGCTTTGGCCATCATTGACGAGCGCATCGCAGCCGCTGAGAACGCCGGCGAGATGCAAGAGGCGCAGGCTCTGCGCGCAGATCGGGCCATCCTTGAGGCAGATCCGCAGGCCTATGGCGTGTCGTCTCTCAGCATGTTGGTGGCCACCGGCGCGATTGACAACACGCAGGCTGACACGATCCTGAAGCTGTCGGGGCAGGGGCAGGCAGCGCCAGAAGGCGCGTCTCCTCTCGGCAAGATCGCACAAGACGTTGAGGCTGGCTTGATCCCGAAAGGCGTTCTTGACGCTGCAATCAAGGTGGATGCACAGGCAGCGGATGGCTCTTTGACGCTCCAGCAGAAGATCGCAGAGGAAGCCCGCCTGCGTGGCGAATATGCCAAGCGCACGGAGGATCTGTCTGCGGCTGAGCGCAACTTCTCAATCATCGAAACGTCGTCGATGGACCAAAGCGGCGCTGGCGACATCGCGCTTGTCACGTCGTTCATGAAGATGCTGGACCCCGGCTCAGTGGTGCGTGAAACCGAATTTGCGACTGCCGCCAATGCTGGTGGTCTGTTGGCACGTTTGAACGGCATTGCGAAAAAAGTAGAGACTGGGCAGTTCCTCAGCCCAGAACAGCGCGCTGATTTCAAACGGCTTGCCGGCGAATATCTAAACGCAGCCAAAACGCAAGAGCAGGGCGTCCAGCAAAGTTTCAACCTGATCGTTGAGAACTATGGGCTTGATCCTGTCAACGTGTTCGGTGCGCGTGCGGCGACTGCTCCGGCGCCTGGTGGCGAAACTGGTGCTTTGCCTCAATCGTTCCTGACGAACCCTAACGTGACCAACGCAGCAACGGCTGCTGGCGTCACGCCCGAAGACATGTGGAATGTGATGACCCCAGAGCAGAGGGCGCGTTATGGCGGATGAAGCGATTGACCTGAAAGCCATCGCAGCGGTCGCTGCGGCCATGAAGGCTGAAGGCCAGGGCATCCCTGTGGAAGTCATGTCTGAGCCGAGCAAGACCGCCGATCTGGAGCGCCAACTCGGGCTGACGGCTCGTTACGGCGCGCAAGGTTTGGCTGGCATCGGCGGCATTGTCTATGACCCGATTGCTGCGGTGCAGAACTATTTGTTCGGGACAGAGACGCAGCCGCTGCGCGAACAGGTCAAGCGTGCGCTGACCGATCTCGGCGTTCCTGAGCCAGAGACGGCCACCGAGCGCGTGATCGGCGCGATCAGCGAAGGCGCTGTGGGTGCTGGCGGTCAGGCCGGTTTGGCGCGTGGTGCAGAGCGTGTATTGACTGCTGGAGCGCAGCGCGTGGCTGGCCAGCTTGCGGCTCAACCCGGCGCGCAGGCTGCGGCTGGCGGCACTGGCGGTGGAGCGGCCCAAGCCGTCGCAGAAGCAGGTGGCGGCCCTGGCGCGCAGCTTGCGGCTGGTCTGGCTGGCGGTGTCGCTGGCGGGCGTGCCGCTGGCATCAGAATGGAAGCTCCGCCGGCTGCGGTGCCTGCCGCTGTGCGCGAGGCTGAAGATGTTGGCATCCGCGTGATGACCACTGACGTGCTTCAGCCCACGACCTTCGCTGGGCGCTGGCTGCAACGCACCGGCGAGATGATCCCTGGTGCTGGAACGGGCGGCCCGCGTGCTGCACAGCAGCAAGAGCGCATTGATGCGTCTGTTGATCTTCTGCGTAACTATGGCGTCACCGAGGCGTCAGCCGCTGACAACACCATCATCTCAAACGTGGCGAAGGATCTTCTGGCCCGTCGCGGCGAGAACCTGACCAAATACACCGGCATGAAGACCGAGGTGATCGAGCGTCTGTCTCAGCCGAATACGACAGTTCCAGTGGCGAAATCTGTCGCTAAGATTGATGAGGAAATCGCGCGCCTGAACAGCATCAGCCCGACGCAGTTTAAGCCTGTGATCGATCGCCTGATAACTTGGCGTGACGATCTTACCGGCACGCGCGAAGTGACACTGCCCAATGGGCAGAAGCAGGTTGTGGTTCAAGGGCAGCCGCTGGCGACCATCGAGGTTCTGCGCAAGCAGATCGGCGAGGCATTTGCTGATCCAAGCCTGGCCGCCGTTCGTAGCGAAGGCGAGAAGGTTCTCAGCCGCATCTACGCGCCGCTGCGCGAGGACATGGCGGACTACATCAAAGCCAACGGCCAGCGCCGTGATTTCGACAAGTGGAACATTGCCAACAAGCAGCTTGCCAGCATGGCCGGCGAACTTGAGCTTGGCGCGATGAAGGCCGCTCTGGCAAAGGGTGACACATCGCCTGAAGTCATCCGCACGATGCTATTCTCGGCCAAGCCCAGCGACGTAAAGGCGCTTTATCGCGGCCTGTCCGCTGAAGGCAAGCGCAACGCCCGCACGGCTGTCTTGCAGGAGGCCTTCAACAAAGTCGGCGGCAACTTCGAAAACCTCAGCCCAGATCAGTTCAAGCGCCAACTCATCCGCCTTGGATCTCCTATCGGCGTGTTTTTCTCTGGGCAGGATCTGAAGGCTGTTGAGGGGCTGACCCGTGCGCTGAAAATGACCGAGCAGGCCGGACGCGCTGGCGTATCGCCACCGACTGGCGTGCAGGCTGTTCCAGTCGTCGTTGCGGCTGTCCTGACCGACATCCTTGGCGGCGCTGGTGCCGGCATCGTTGGCGGCGCAACCATCGGCGGCATTGCCCGTCTGTATGAAAGCGCGCCTGTCCGCAACATCCTGTTGAAGTTGCCGCAGGTCGCCAAAGGCAGCCAGCAGGAGCAGGAACTCATCAAGCAGCTAACGGTCGCTCTGCGAGCCGAGAAGGCGGCTGAGGAACAGCCCCAGGCCGCCCCGCAATGACCCTATCCAAACCCCTGCATTTCGTGTTAAAAGTCACGCGAAAGGATGCCAAATGCCGCTGACGCAACTCGCCCCGCCTTATCCGATTTTCACCGACAAGAACGGTGATCCGCTCGACGCGGGCTATCTGTATTTCGGCACCGCGAACCTGAACCCGGAAACCAACCCGATCCAGGTTTACTATGATCGCGGGTTAACGCAGCCTTTGGCGCAGCCCGTCCGCACCTCCAATGGCTATGTCATGCGCAACGGATCGCCGGCGTTGGTCTATGCTGACAGCGCATCGTTTTCAGTGACCGTTCGAAACAAGAAAAACGAACTGGTCATTTATAGCCCTGTCGGGTTTGGTGTGGTCCCCGGCATCCCGTTCGCGGTCTTTGAAAATGCTGCGAAAAATGTGGCTGATCTCGTTGCGGACACGCAATTCACATACAATGCTGGGATCAGCGGAACGGTGCAAGTCGCCGCTGGCGACATCCTGCGCACTCTAGCCGAGGGCTTCGCATATGAGGTTGCAGCATCAGGGGCCACCGACCAGCATGTCACCACGGCTGGTGGCGTGAAGCTCTATGTGCAAGCCCTTGGGGATATCATGCCTCTGGCCGCATTTGCTCCGGCTGGTGATGGCGTGACAGATGACACAACTGTCGTGCAAAACGCCGCCGCCGCCGCCGGTGCTGTAAACAAGCGTCTGTATGCGCCTGCTGGAACATACAAACTGACGGCTGCAATTACGCTCACCAGCGGGCTGGTTGGAGACGGATCGGCCCTGACGATCTTCCAAGGGACTGATCTTGGTGTTGCCTCTGGCCTTATGATGACCGCGACAGGTGGCGACACATACGAAGGCTTTACCGCCGACGGTGATTGCAGTGCTGATCCTGTTTCATGGAATAGCGGGAACTTCGATGCTTTTACGGGGTGGCGACCATTCTTCCTGAGCGGCGTGAACGGCTGCGTTGTGCGCGACGTGATAGGTCAGAACAGCGCCCTCGGCGCACCCATTCGGATCGAACTGTGTCAAGATATTGTTGTCGAGAACTGCCAAGCAATTCGTGGCAGGGGTGGTTCTGGTGATGGCTTTTACACCCGTCGCTCTCGGCGCGTGAACTTTTCCAACTGCCGTGCATACGATGTGACGCGTATTGGCTATGTCTGCGAAGGCATTGCAGGTAGTTCGATTGAAGTCTGCGAACAAGTGACATACTTGAACTGCCACGCAGAATATGCTCACGACCAATCAATCAACTATGGTGGCACCGAGTTCAACTCAGGCTTTTGGTTTGAGAACTCCACGCTGAACACTTGCACAGGTTGCACCACAAAAAACACGGGAGACCGTGGTTTTACTTACGCAGGAACTGCCCTTGTCGGCACTGCTGGTTTTCCTGTGTGTCAGGCTCAGTACATCAACTGCCACGCAGATACCGCAAACACTGGCTTTAATCTTCAAAGTCTGACATCAACGGTTCCGGCTGTTGTTTCTGTTGACAACTGTTCAAGCGAAAACTGTGTAGAAGACTATCTTTCCTCCGTTGGCAAATTTACTTTAACCAACTGCTCAAGCAGAAAAGACGGTGGAACTTCTCAATCCAAGTGCATTTATGCGGGAACGGACGCCCAGGTGTGCGTCACCAATTTCTTTGAGCATTGGACAAACCAACCAGCGGACGTGACAAACACTGGAACTGATGCTGGATCGGTGTCAAAGTTTTCGACAAATCACCCAAAGAAAATTGTCATCGACAATTACACAACGTATGACGGCGCAGCTTTTTCCTTGAAGCTGAGGGTTGCGACAAACGCTACAAATGTGGTCGTTCAAAACTCGCGATTTGCCAGTGTGAACGCGCGGTTTGGTGCGATTGATATTTCCAACTGCATTGTTGATTACGCCACGATTTATCCGCAAATTCATGCGCTTGCATCCGACACCAAATTTCTTGGAACACTTGCCGTCACTGACGAGGCAGCAGGCGTTTTGAAGCGTATCAACTCGTCTGAGTTTAGTAGGTCAGATGAGGCAACATTCTTGCTGAATTTGTTGAGCATAAACGACACTCCCAAGCCGTTGATCTTTGTTTCGAACAGCAACTTCAACGGCAATTTGGAAACAGGCGAAAACTTCGTGCGGGTCAACAGCTCATCTGGAACGGCAAGCTCTCCGCGTGCGCATGACATCTATGTTGACGGCTGCGCGCTCTACAACACGGGAAGCACGACGGCAAACGTCGGCATCGAACTGACGCGCGCAGATGGTTCAAGCAGGGCGTATGTGACAAGCACTTGGAAATCCTCGACGATTACCAACATCGCCACGCGCACTGCGACCAACTCCACATTCGCTAATATATAAGGGGCGAAACATGAGCGTAGCTTGGAAGGTTCGCAAAACTCACACGAAAGATCAGCTGCCTCTGGTGGATGTGGTTTACTCGGTGGAGTATTTCGTCACCTCGGCAGAGACCGGCAGGCTGTTTTTCAGCGGCAATGTCGAACTGAACGACCCGAAGCCGGAAGACTTTATTGCTTTTGATGCCTTAACGGATGCTGTGCTTTTGCAGTGGGTAAAAAGCACCATCGGTGACATCATGATCGAGGACATTGAAAAACTGGCTCAGGAGGATGACGTATGAGCATTAGGCAGCAAGGCGGCATCTTTGGCCGCAATCCGACATTCAACAACGTGACAATTGATGGCACTTTGACCGTTGACCAGATCGTTGAGAAAACTGGTGCGGCTGGCATCACTTTGGATGGCGTGACGCTCAAAGACGGCAACGTCGTGCTGGCGAATGGCAAAGGCATTGATTTCTCTGCCACCTCTGGGACTGGAACAAGTGAACTTTTTGATGACTATGAAGAGGGGAATTGGACGCCTGTTTTGACTGGCAGCACATCGGGAACCGTAAATCTAAGCGGCGTTTACACAAAAATTGGAAATGTTGTAACTGTTGAAGTGCTTCTGAACGGGCCTATCGCTTCTGGCGCTTTGGTTGGGTCGCTTTCAATAACTGGCTTGCCGTTTACAGTTAATAATTTTGGGATCGGAAACTACTTCTGCCAATCCAATGGGCTTCTAAATATCAGAGCAGCAACAGTAACGGGAACTACTGGCGCGCCTTTTGCCGTTTTGAGCGGAACAACAATAAAGCTGCACAATTCTGCCAACTTTGGCTCGACAGGCACTCTTGGTGGTTCTGCTCCAACATTCAACGCAACCGGAATACCGCAAAACGGCACTTCGATTATTGTTATTGACTGGGTGTTTACATACACAGTCGCTTAGTGCGCTTCGAGCGTGGACAGTCCAGCCAAGGAGATATGAAATGCTGACTAAGACAACGACCAACGACAAGATCGAGGTTCTGCAACTGGCAGCGGGCTATCCTGTGGTGCAGGTTCGCACGGCCACGATCATTGCAGAAGACGGCGTGGAGATCAGCCGCACCTTCCATCGCCATGTGCTGACCCCTGACGCTGATCTGTCGGCAGAGGATGCAGACGTTGCAGCCATCGCTGGCGCGGTGTTTACGGATGAAGCGCGGGCGGCTTACGCGGCTGCCAGGGATGGTGTATGATGAACGGTAAGCCGGTGCAAACCGTGAGACCAATCTTCGGGCCTGTCGTTTCGGCAGTGTTCCGCCCCGTAATCGTCAAATAAGGAGGCGATGATGCCCGCGACAACCAAGACGCTTTCCGCGCAAAATACCTTCACCGATGCTGTTCTCATCATCGGCGATTTCAACCTTTCGATTGTGGCCAGCACCTCGCCGGCGTTTAATGGGACTGTCACCGTGCAGCGTTCAACCGATGGCACCGTCTGGCGCGACGTTGACACTTGGACAAGCATTTCGTCTGAAGAGGTCGGCTACGATCCGATGAAAAACTTCTACCGCGCAGGGATCAAGACGGGCGGCTATACGGCTGGATCGGTCACGATCACGCTGAACGGCTACGACAACTGGCCGCCGCGTTACTGATATGGCCAAGGGTCTTTACGCAAACATCGCTGCTAAACGGGCGCGCATCAAAGCCGGATCTGGCGAAAAGATGCGCAAGCCCGGCGCCAAAGGCGCACCCACGGCGGCGGCTTTCAGAGCCTCTGCCGTGACGGCCAAGCCGAAGAAAAAGGGCAAGTGATGGCCAAGACGCCAGCCTGGACGCGCGCCGAAGGCAAGAACCCCAAGGGCGGATTGAACGCCAAGGGGCGCGCGTCTGCGAAGGCTGAGGGCATGAACCTGAAAGCCCCGGTGAAGTCTGGCGACAATCCTCGCCGGGCTTCGTTTCTGGCGCGTATGGGCAACATGCCGGGGCCTGAGTATAAGGACGGCGAACCCACGCGCCTGCTGCTGTCTTTGAAGGCCTGGGGCGCATCCAGCAAAGCCGACGCCAAGAAGAAGGCCAAGGCGATCTCGGCCCGCAACAAGGGGAAGTGACCATGAACTATATCGAGATGGCCAGGCAGATAGCCATCGAGGAGGGCGTTGACCCCGATCTGTTCTTGCGTCTGATCCAGCAGGAAAGCAGCTTTAACCAAGACGCGGTGTCATCTGCTGGCGCGTTGGGTCTGGCGCAGTTGATGCCAGGCACGGCGGCGGATCTCGGTGTTGATCCTATGGACCCTGAGCAAAACTTGCGCGGCGGTGCGCGGTATCTGAAAATGATGTTTGACGAGTTTGGAGACCCGCGCCTGGCCTTGGCAGGTTACAATGCCGGCCCCGGCAATGTGCGCAAATACGGTGGCGTCCCTCCGTTCAGGGAAACGCAAAACTACGTCAGCAAGATCCTCGGCACGGGCGCGTCTGATCGTGCCTTCAATGGTCGGTCGGCTAACCTGCCGCTGGCTATGGGCCAGCCTGCCGGCGAGGATTACGGCATCGCCTCGACGGCCCAGATGCCTATGCTCCGGCTTCCACAACTGCGCAGCACGCAGTCGGATGCACTGGCGGCATACGATCCTTATGCTATCCTACAGCAGTTCAATTTGAAATAAACGTGCGTGGAGACTGAGATGGAAGTGTTGGAAGCAATCATGCAGTGGGTCGTTGCGCCGGTCGCGGCTTTTGTGTTGTGGATGTACCGCACCCAGCAAGACCACGCCACGAAGCTGGCCGTTCTTTCTGCCGTCCACGAAGCGAACAAAGAAGCCCACGACCGGGAGTTCAAAGAACTGCGTGAGAGCTTCAAGCGCGTGTTTGAAAAGCTGGACGGTATTGAAGCCGCTTTGAGAAAGTGAGCGTGCCGTTGATCTGGGTGGCCTACACCCACCTTTGGATCGACGGGCGCATGGTATTTGTCAAGATTTGCAGGTATAGTGCCGACATAGCACTGGCGGTTCATCCGCTCTTCCCGTGTCCGCCGTTCTGGAGCCTGTGATGTTCGACCCCGTTAGCATTGGCATGGCCATCTCTGTCGGCAGCAAGGCTTTCGGCCTGCTGAAGCAAGGCATCGCCGCTGGCCGTGAGATCCAGGACATGGCGGCCCAGCTTTCGGAATGGGGCAAGGCTGTCTCTGACATTGCCTATGCAGCAGACAAGGCCAACGAGCCGCCGGGCATATTCAAGACGCTGTTCGGTGGCGACACGCAGAAAAGCGCCATCGACATCTTTGCCGCGCAGAAGCAGTGCGAACAGCAACGCAAAGAACTCCGGCAGCTTATCAGTTACCAATATGGGAACGATGCCTGGCTTCAGTTTCAAAACATCGAGCGACGTGTGCGGGAGCAGCAGCGAGAGCAGGTCTACCGCCGCCGTGAGATCATCGAGGGGCTGATTGAGGCCGCGCTTTGGACAGGCATCATTGCGGTGACAATCGTCCTTGCGGGCGTCGGCCTCTACTTCTGGGGCGTCTATCTGGGGAGGTGGTGATGGTGCTGGAACATTGGGTGTGGCCTGCCTTTGCAATTGGTATTGCATTGGTATTCTATTTCAGCGGAGATGGGTTCTACCGCTATCCCTGCCAAGATCCTGCAAACTGGTCTGCGATAGAATGCACGCCACCTGTCTGCCTTCGTACCAAAAACTGCGCCACTGATCTGACGGGAGGGGCTGCGCCATGAGTAAGAACGATCCTGATTTTCTGGAAGCCAAGCTGCGATACTTCGTGGGTGTCTCCCTGACCTTAATCCTCGGGGGAAGCATTTTCATCATCCTGTATTCGCTGGTATTCGTGACCCAACCTCTGGGTGAGAGTTCAGAAAACGACCGCGCACTGTTCTCCATCCTCACCCCCATCGCCAGCTTTATTACTGGGGCCTTGGGCGGCGTGATGGCCGCAGGCAACAACCGCAAACGCGACGAACCGCAGGAGCCGCAAGAATGATCGGGAAGATGGTCGGAATGATGATTGGCCGCAAGGCTAAGGAGAAGGCCGTGGATGCTGTGCTGTCGAAGGTGGATCTGCCTGATCCTGTGGAGGCTGCCATCAAGGTTGCTGCCACGGGCAACGTGGGTGATTTGCTTGGCAACATGGGCAAGGACATGGCGCAAGAAGCTGTGCTTAATGCTGTTGTTAAAAAGAAAGTGAGCAAGAAAAATGTCTGATGCGATGAAGAAGCTGCAAGAGAAGTGTGGCGTTGCCGCTGATGGTGCCTTTGGCCCGAACACAGCGCGGGCAATCGCCAAGCACTACCAACTGTCTCCAGAGCGTGGCGCTCACCTGCTCGGACAGGCCAGCCATGAGAGCGGAGGCTTCAAGCTGACCCGTGAAAACCTCAATTATTCCGCTGAGACCATGTGCAAGGTCTGGCCGTCGCGGTTCAAGAGCGTGGCAGAGGCTGCACCCTATGCCCGCAATCCCAAGGCGCTGGCTGACAAGGTTTACTCTGGCCGCATGGGCAACGCAGAAGGCGAAGGCCACATCTGGATTGGGCGCGGATTTCTTCAATTGACGGGCAAGGACAACTACCGATCTTTTGCCTCTGATATGCGCGTGCCTGAAGTCATGGAAAATCCTTCGCTGGTCGAAACGGACTACGCAATGGAAACGGCCATGTGGTTCTTCGAGAAGAACGGCCTGTTCGCCATCGCCGACAAGGGCGTGAGCGAAGATACGATCAAGCAGATCACCAAGCGTGTGAACGGCGGCTACATCGGCTTGGATCATCGGAAGAAGGAAACCGAGAAGATTTATGGCTGGCTGAAAGCATAAGATCGCGAGGGGCGCTATGGTTAAACTCAGCCGTAGCGCGAACATGGTTATCGACCAACACAAAGCAACCCGTGACGGTTTCTTGTTTGTGTGCGCCCCTCGCAATTCAAGTTAGCTGGTCAGCCTGCGGCCCGCAACCGCTTTTCCCGCGCCATGTTTTCCAAAGCCCGCTCAATGGATGCTTTGCTGGCCGACAGCTTCACCTTGGGCTTCGTCTCGCCGTCGATGATGTCAACCCAGACCTTGCTCTTCGGGCTGACCCGCTGCGGCGAGAACTGGTGCATCGGCAGCACTATGCCGAAACGCTCGCAGGCGGCTGCAACGCTGGATCGGTGCATTTCTAGGTGAGCAGCCGCAAGGGTCAGATGCCAGCCCTTTTCTCGGCAGGCTATGAGCATGTCTTTAGTAATGTGACGCCGTGGTGGTGCCATCGTATCGGTCCTTTATTGCGTTTATTTCGTCTAGATTTTGCTGAAGCATATACAGGATCAACTCCAGTTGCTCGGGTTTGCACCACATGCCTCCCGGCACGCGCACAAAGCCAGCGGCGCGGATGGCCTGTGCTTGGGGCGATGTGTCGTGCCGGGTGCGGGTCATGGTCACACTTCCCAGAGGTGCGGTTTGCCAGGCGCCTCAATCGTAAAGAAGCCAAAGGTATTGTGAAGGTCATGCAAGGCATTGATGTAATCCCGCAGCCGTGCTTTCTCAACGTTGGCTTCCGCCATCCGCTCCATCATGTCGATGATCCGCTTGGCCTCGTCCGCTCGCTCATGCAGCATGGCCTTTAGATCATGCTTTGTCAGCCGCTCAGATGGGCGGTCAAAGTAAACAGGATGCGGATAGGTTATGTCGCACAAGATGCGCTCCATCTCGCCCTTCATGGTGCGGTATAGCTTCAAGCTACTCATGGCTCTCTCCTTTGATCTCTGCGAGGGTGGCGCGAAGGGCCATGGCATCCCACCACGCGTTGTGTTGCACTGCGCCTTCCAGCGTCGTGGGATAGCAGTCCACGTTGCGAACGATAAACGTCATCTGCGGAAAGTCAGTCGATTGCCAGCCACCGTCAAAGCTTGTGCTGATGGCGCGGCAGAAGCGGCCAATGTCCACGGGGCTGTCTGCAATGATCGTGGGGTTCTGGCAGCTACTCATGAAATCTAGCAGGTAGGGTCCGACATCTTCTTGATACATGTTGTAACCCTCATCCGCCTTGTGCTCGGATAGGACAGAAACGACGTTTTCAATTACCCACGGGTCTTCGGCGGCTTCAACCACAGTAATGTAAATGCTTTTGCCGTCCTCCCGCACCATTGCGATGCTGAGAAGTGGCCCATCATGCCCGTCAAATTCGCAGTCGATGTAGAATGTTTTGTCACTCATGGCTCTCTCCTTTGATCTCTGCGAGGATGGCGCGGGAGGTCACAATGGCAAACGCACCATAACCTTCACTGGCCTCAGGAAACGGGTGACTGTAGGGGCCGTTAACTCCTGCAATCTTATCCAAAGCCTCCACCGCCTTCGCCAGCTTGGCTTCAAGGTCTGCCATAGCCTCTTTGTGAATGGACCACGCGAAGTCGGGTTGACCATAGCGGGCCATGTTTACCTCGCGGCCTAGCTGTTCCTTTTCCTTCACTAAGGTTTCGATGCGGTCGGCGGCTG